CTGTCATTTACTATATAATATATGTAATAAAGTAAATGACATGTATCTGTATAAGATAACTAACAGATTGACCGGTGAATTCTACATCGGTCAGACAATAAACTCCCCTGATTATCGATTTCGAAAACATCGTGAATTGTCTGTCAGGGGAGGTGGTTATCATTTACATAACGCAATGCGTCGTTATGGGGTTGATAGTTTTGATCTGGATGTAATCTTGGAGTGTCAAACACAGGAAGAACTAAACGAACAGGAGATTGAGTTTATTGAAAAACTTAAACCTGTCTATAATATCTGTCCTGGAGGAACCATAAGATTGTCCAATAAATCTGTTGAAAAGATGAGACAAAAAATGATTGGTAAAAAACAATCTGACGAGACAATCCAAAAACGATTTGCTACAATCAGACAAAAAGAAACCGACCCCGATTTTGTATCTAAACGAAACAAATCCATTAGTCAATCTAAAAAACAAACCTACACTATTGAAGGTGTAGAATATACTGGTATCGAGGAAGTCGCAAAACATTATGGTATAGGATATGACACAGCGGCAGCCAGAATATGCAGAGGATACAAGTCCTGGAAAATTGACAAATGACCCGTTACGCGGTATAATATGGAGGTGACTTAAGTCATTCTCCTACCTACTCCTATCATTATGAACATTTTTATGACAGACTGGAAAGAACTATATGGCAATCTTCCTGACTCCGAGTTAGATAAGATTGCAGTTCTTCGTGTCATGGAATGTTCTAATGGAGTAATTCAATACGCATTCCGTGACGGTTTAGAACATGCATTACCAATCGAACAGACCAGGGAGGTTATGAAGTTTAGTATGTCATGTATTAAGAACATGACCATACCTCTTAAGGAAGAGACTATTACCTTTTTACCAGAAACTCAAGAACTCATGCGTCAAGCAAGAGAGTTTTATATCAATGGTGTGAAAAAAGGTAGTGATAAAGACTATGCTGAGTTTATGAGAATTTCTGAAGCCACTGCACAAGTATGTGGAATGGAAAGGATTGTAACAGCATTGAAACTCTTGGAAAAAGAAGTTGACGTTTTTCCTGAAGGCACACTAAACTGGGGTGTGCAATACTTGATGCAATTTTTTAGTAATGAATATCTTCATAACTTTTTTGAAGCCATGGCAACGCACCAGGGTTCTACCTGATGTAATCTACAGTAATGAATATTTTTACTAAATAAATAAAAGATATTCATTATATGGAAACTTTCTTCTGTAACAAGTGTGGCACAGATGTTACTGTTGAAAACTGGTATTATTCAGTAAGAGGCAGAGATAGTATGTGTAAAACTTGTAGAAAAGCATATCGTAAAGATGCCAAAAGAGAATACACAAAAAAATATGTGCAGGAACATAAGGAGGAACAGAAAGAAAGAATGGTAGTCTGGAGAAAAGAAAACCCAGAATACCAAAAACAATGGACTAAAAATTGTCCCGAAAGTCAGTTATTGCGTTCGGCACGAAGTAGGGCAAAACAAAAGGGTCTAGAATGTACTATCACACAAAAGGACATTATTATACCACATTTGTGTCCAGTCTTCAAGGAACCTTTACAAAAAAATACACCTTATGCTCCTTCGATTGACAGAATAGATAATAGTAAGGGTTATACACCAGATAATATTACTGTTATGTCAAGACGTGCAAACCGGTTGAAAGGAGAAGGAACATTGACAGAACACCAAATGTTAGTAGAATGGATGAGAAACCAGGAGTTGTGACTTGAACATTTTTGTAACCAGCTCGGATCCATGGCAGAGCGCCAGGGTTCTACCTGACAAACACATAGTAAAGATGCCTCTAGAGACCTGTCAACTCCTCTCTATCGTCTGTTCAGACAAGTGGGGTCATGGGTTCGGTACCTTACCCAAGGCCGATGGAACCCCATACAGCACAGAGAAAGGTGCCTTCCGTAACCACCCCTGTACCATCTGGGCCAATGAGTTCGTAATGAACTGGCAGTGGTTACTACACCACGGTCTTGCCCTTTGTGATGAGTACACACAAAGGTATGGTAAAGTGCACACATGTTTCAATACCTTAAATGCTGCAAAGGAAATCCTACCAACAGGAGATCCTACTGGTAGGTCTGGTAAAGAAACAACTCCTTTCGTTCGTGCAATGCCTGATGAGTTTAAGTTTGACGATAGTATCTCGACATTTGATGCTTACAAGATGTATATCGCATCTAAACCATGGGTCAAAGATAACTATCTAAGACTTCCACGTCGTAAACCTGATTGGATATGATAACCACACTGACTATAGATGACGATGGTGTTCTAACATTCACCGATGAAATCCTCCAAGAAACTGGATGGAAAGAAGGAGATATGTTAGAATTTATTGATAATGGTGATTCTTTTATTTTGAGGTTAGTTGATGAGTCGTAATGAATTTGTCTGGTGCGAATCCTACAGACCCGAGACTATTGAAGATTGTATTCTCCCTGATGGGATCAAGAATACATTCAAACAATTTGTAGAGAAGGGTGAAGTCCCCAATCTACTTTTATCTGGACCACCTGGATGTGGTAAAACCACAGTAGCCAAAGCCCTTTGTTATGAATTAGGAGTAGATTATTATGTCATCAATGGATCCGATGAGGGACGATTCCTTGATACTGTCAGAAACAATGCGAAGAATTTCGCTTCGACCGTCTCGCTTTCGTCAAGTGCTAAACACAAAGTCATTATCATTGACGAAGCTGACAACACAACCCCAGATGTTCAGCTCTGCTTACGGGCGTTTACTGAGGAGTTCATTGGTAATTGTAGATTCATCTTCACCTGCAACTACAAAAACAAAATCATCGCCCCCCTCCACTCCCGATGTGCAGTCATCGACTTTGCCATTAAGGGAAAAGAACGACAAGAACTTGCAGCCAAGTTTTTCAACCGTCTCAGGACTATACTTGAGAAGGAGAGTGTGGAATATGATCCAAAAGTACTCGTCGAACTAATTCAGAAACACTTCCCTGATTGGAGACGTGTACTTAATGAACTTCAACGATACTCTGTAAGTGGTAAGATTGATACCGGTATTCTTGCAGCATTTAGTAATGTCAAAACAGATGATTTGTTCCAGAGTCTCAAGACTAAAGACTTCTCTAAAGTCCGAAAGTGGGTCGTTGATAATCTGGACAATGATCCTAGTGTACTTATTCGTAGTATTTACGATGCTGTATATACACACTTGGAAGGTTCTGGGATTGCTGCTGCTGTCCTCATTATTGCTAAGTATCAGTATCAAAGTGGATTTGTTGCGGATCAGGAAATAAATATGTTGGCTTGTCTAACGGAGATCATGGTAGAATGCACTTTCAAATGACAAGTATTCCCACTAGAGTTGGTATGGCACTTATAACAATCTATTGGTTGGTTATGGGAGGTATGGTTATCAACTTGTATTATCAAAACACTATTATTGAACAAAATTATGAACGTTAAAGTATTTCGTATGTCTTCTGGTGAAGATGTAGTTGCAGAGGTTCTTGAAGATAATGAACTAAGTATTGTCGTTATGAATGCAATTGTTGCATTTAACCAAGGTGATGGACAACTTGGTTTTGCTCCTTATGCTCCTCTTCTGAAACGAACTGAGAAGGAACTGGAGATTGATAAGAATTGGATTGTCTACATTGCCAACGTAAATGACGAACTAGTTGAAAAATATGAGGAGATGTTCTCTCCTATCAAAACCCCAAGTTCAAAATTGATTCTCTGATATATGACTACTGAATTGAAGGATTGGTTGAACTCAATCAACTTTACCAAAGAGAATCTTATTGAAGAAGATTCAACTCTTGTTAAAGAATATCCCCCCTTTATTATTAACAAGTGTCTATCAGGTCACTTAGATTGTGTCTTGTTTGCCAATGAGATGAATAAGTATCATTTCCTAGATAAAGACATGCAATATAATTTTTATCTAAATATATTGAGAAAGAGGAAGAGATTCTCTCCTTGGCTTAGAAAGGAAAAAGTATCGGATTTAGAGTTTGTTAAACAATACTATGGTTATAGTAATGAGAAAGCATCTCAGGTACTGAAAATACTATCTAATGAACAAATTGAATTTATCAAACAACGACTTGACACTGGTGGAAAAAAATGAATCAGACTGCTGAACCTCAGGTAGATTGGTCTCAGGACCAAATGATTGAGATCCGATTGAATGAACCCGATGACTTTCTTAAAGTCCGAGAAACTTTGACTCGTATTGGTGTTGCTTCTAGAAAAGAAAAGAAGTTATATCAGTCCTGTCATATTCTTCACAAACAGGGTAAGTATTTTATTGTCCACTTCAAAGAGTTGTTTGCTCTAGATGGTAAATACGCTAATCTTACTATTAATGATGTTCAGCGTAGGAATCGTATTACTAAGCTTCTTGCTGATTGGGGACTCATTACGATAGTCAAAGAAGATTCAACTGCTGATATTGCACCATTAAATCAAATTAAAGTTCTGTCATATAAAGACAAACAGGATTGGGTGTTGGAACAAAAATATAATATTGGTAAGAGAGGTAAAACCGAAGAGGAGGGTTAATGAAACTCAGTAGACCGTTATGTCATTTACGATTGGATCAATGTCAATACTTTTGGTGGGATTCCCGTATAGATCCAAGAGAAGATGACTACGATCCTGATTTTGATCCTAGAAAACCAAACAACCCCAAGAGAGTTTCCACACTCTCTTTTTTATGTCTTGAATAAATAAGTGTGAGACTCCTTTCGTGCGGTCTCTACAAAAGTCGGAAACCCTATAAAGAGGTTCGGTAAATACTGTTCCTCTTTTTTTCGTTTTCTTGTATTTTATAAATAACTAAAAAGTGTTCGTAAGATGGACACAAGAGAACTTCGTAGTCTTCAAGAATTATATATGGAAGTTGTTGAAAATCAACAACTTGATGAAGCAATCACCAGCGAAAAG